TACGACTACATCGTCGCATTCGCAAACGCGGAAGGAAGGCAGTACAGAGTTATCGGTGATCCCGACCCCGTTTATGGTGCTGCTCGATCTACGCAACAGATTGATCTCTCATTTGTCGAGGATATACCACTGTCCTCGAAGGGTAACACTATCAGACCGAGGGACTACCAGCTCTCGGCGGTAGAACACGCACTCAGTAATAAGCAATCTCTGTTACTATCACCGACCGCATCTGGCAAGTCACTGATCATCTATCTGATCTGCCGCTGGTATTTTGACAACCATGACGGACGTATTCTGATCATTGTACCGACGACGTCGTTGGTCGAGCAAATGTACTCGGACTTTGGTGATTATTCCACTACGGACTCCGACTTTAATATCGAGAAGGCGGCGCATCGAATCTATGGCGGCCAGGATAAAAACAACACCGATCAGCGCATCGTTATATCAACATGGCAGAGCATCTATAAGTTACCGACTTCGTGGTTTAACGAGTTTGGATGCGTGATCGGTGACGAGGCGCATAACTTTAAGGCCAAGTCTTTGACCTCTGTACTCACGAAGTGTCACAATGCATCGTATCGATTCGGAACAACCGGTACACTGGACGGTACACAGTGTTTTGACGGCGATACACTGGTGAAGACGACTCGAGGCGATATCAAAATCAAAGACGTGTCCAAAAAAGATATTGTATATACAGTTGATGAAAATACACTTGAAGTCCAAGAAAAACCTGTCGTAAAAAAATATAACAACGGCACTCCAAAAGAAAAAATGCTAAGAATCATTACTGATAGCGACGAAGAGATGATTTTGACCGAATCGCATCATGTTATGACTGAACGCGGTTGGGTACTTGCAAAAAATCTTACTGATTCGGATAAACTTTATTATATTGCATAAACTAGTTCTAGAAAGTTCATAATGTATAAATAAAACTATATACAGTATAGGAATACGTATGAACTATCAAAAAATTTATGATGAAATCATAATCAAAGCCCAGTCACAGGTTCGAACAAAAAATGCTGATTATTATGAAAGTCATCACATAGTACCTTCATCTCTTGGTGGTCAAAACACAAAAGATAATCTCGTTCTTCTTACTGCCAGAGAACACTTTGTGTGTCATTGGTTGTTATATAAAATGACATCTGGTGTCGATAAAAACAAAATGGCACACGCTTGGTTCTCGATGTGTCGGATATCAGATGGTCAAAAACGAAAAAAGATTTCATCCAGAAAGTATGAATATGCGAAGCAAGCCCACGCCAAATCTGTTTCTGAAAGAACTAAGGGTGTGCCGTATTCAAAAGAAATAAAGAGAAGACGCGATGAATCAAATGTTGGTCAAAAGATATCCAAATCTCTAAAAGGTAAAAATAAAGGCAAATCGTACGAAGAGATATATGGTTCCGAAACTGCTGAAAAACTGAAAGAAAAGAGAAGAAAATCAAAGATTGGTTACACCCATAATGAAGAAACTCGCAAAAAAATATCTGAGTCAAGAATGGGTCAATCTTCTTGGAATAAAGGTAAAACGTTCTCTAAGGAAACTTGCAAGAGGATATCAGAAGCAAGAAAAGGCAAATCTAATAATAAACTTAAATACACTGTGATCACACCTTTAAATGAACATATAGATATTGATGAGTCTGTTGGTTTACGTAAGTGGTTGAAAGATACGTATAATGAAAAAATCTGTACATCTATAAAAACATCTCTAAAAATCGGTGAACCTGTTCAAAGGGGTAAGTGGAAAGGGTATTCTTTTTATGCAGAATCAAGAAAATGAACCAACTCACGAACAAATAATGGATTATTATTATCAAGCCGATTTGCTCATATCCAATGGATACCCTGTAAAAACAACTGATTGTTATGAACTTGCAAAAATCATTGCAAATAAAAAGTTGAAGAAGAATGAAAAAACTGAAGACTGTCGGAATACGTAACATAGAATCCATTGATGATTATGATAAAGAAGTATACGACCTTGAAATAAAAGACAACCATAACTACTTTGCCAATGGTCATTTAGTTCATAACTGTCACAAACTTGTACTTGAGGGTCTGTTTGGCCCAGTTCATCATGTTACGTCGACCAAAGAACTGATGGACGAAGGATCTCTGGCAAGTTTGGACATCAACGTTCTACTACTGAAATATCCCGATGCACTGTGCAAAGAAATGAAGGACGCCAAGTATCAGGAAGAGATCGACTTCTTGGTGTCCAACGAATCTCGCAACAAGTTCATACGCAATCTGGCACTTGATCAGTCCGGTAACACACTAGTTTTATTTCAGTATGTCGAAAAACACGGCAAACCACTACATGATCTGATACGAAAGAAGGCCGCGGACGATCGTCAGGTGTTCTTTGTGTCCGGCGGTACTGACGTCGAAGGGCGTGAACAAGTACGACAGATCACCGAAAACGAGAAAGATGCGATCATCGTGGCCTCGATGGGCGTTTTTAGTACAGGAATAAATATCCGTAACATACATAACGTGATCTTTGCATCACCGTCCAAGTCACAGATTCGTGTTCTGCAATCGATCGGTCGAGGACTACGTAAGGCGGATGATGGAAGAGACACGATACTTTATGATGTTGCTGATGATTTACACTGGAAATCGCATAAGAATTTTACACTGAATCATAGCGCTGAAAGAATCAAAATCTACTCGAAAGAAAAGTTTTCATTCAAAATACATGAGATACCTTTACCATGACCGAACTTAATGAAGTGAACATTCGACATCTTAAACTCTCGACCGGAGAAGAACTCATCTCTATTGTTCTTGATCAACACGAAGTTGATGATGAGATTCGATCACCCGAGTTGATGATTTTACAACGACCAATGAAAGTTCGTACAGTTGAGAAAGATGACATGATCTCTTTTCTCTTCTATGAATGGCAACCCTTGTCAAAGACTAATATCTGTTATATCAATCCTATGCATGTGGTCTCACATGTTGAATGTGATAATCAGGTCAAGGGGCAGTATATCAATGTCTGTGTCAATGGTGATATCCAACCTCCTGCTGAACCAACGGACTCTGAATCGGTATCAGATGATGAACTTGATAACCTCATGGTTGATGACCCACCATCGTATGGCCCCACCTACCACTGATGCATCATGTGGGTATATTCCCTGCCCTGTCGGCGATTATAGTATTATATCACAGTTTCTCTGAACTGTAAACAGCTAATTTAAAAATAATTATTGTTTACAATCTATTCAGGCTGTGATATAATGGTCGGTATTAAATAATTGGAGAACTATATGAAACGCGCACCGCATCATTATGTGAATAATAAAGAATTCTCACGTGCAGTTGTCGAGTATGTCGAACAGGTAAACGAGGCAGAGGCTGCAGGAGATTCCATACCCACGGTACCTGACTATATCGCCAGTTGTTTTCTGAAGATCTCAGAAGGTTTGTCGCATAAACCAAACTTTATTCGATATACCTATCGAGAAGAGATGGTCATGGATGGTGTTGAGAATTGTCTCAAGGCGATTATGAACTATAACATCGACACGGCCACACGAACAGGTACACCCAACGCCTTCGCATATTTTACTCAGATCTGTTACTATGCGTTTCTTCGTCGTCTTGCCAAGGAGAAACGTCAGCAGGATATTCGACTCAAGTACATGGACGATGCCGGAGTCGAGGAGTTCATTCAGGAGATGGGTGACGTGAATGTGGACTCGGGTAATCGTGCATTTGTCGACTCTCTTCGAGATCGTATCGATCAGGTACATAATCGAGATGAATTATTGAAAGAATATAAGGACAAAGAGAAGAAGGGAGAGAACAAACCACCCAAGGGTATCGAGTTGTTTATGGAGATGGAATCCACAGATGTCTAAGATTGTTGTTCTGAATGATACTCACATGGGCGTCAGAAACTCTTCGGATATCTTTATCGACTATCATCGTCGATTCTTTGAAGAAACGTTCTTTCCCTATGTCAAGAAACACAATATCAAACATATTATTCATGCCGGTGATCTGTATGATCATCGCAAGTACATCAACTTCAAGGTTCAACACGCATCGCGTAAGATGTTCCTTGAACGTCTGAGTGAACTTGGAATGACGATGGATATCATTCCGGGCAATCATGATGTTTACTTCAAGTCAACCAACGAACTCAACTCACTGAAAGAACTTCTTGGATATTTTACCTCGAACGTCAATGTGGTCATGGAACCTCGTGTGATGGACTATGACGGTCTGCGAATCGGTTTGCTTCCATGGATCAATGCCGAGAACTACGCCGAGTCGATGCGATTTATTCAGAACTGTGATGCGCCTTGGTTGGTCGGTCATCTTGAACTTGCAGGATTTGATATGATGCCGGGCATGAAGGCGACCGACGGTATGTCTGCGGATTCACTGAGTAAGTTCGAGACGGTTCTTTCGGGTCACTATCATACCAAATCGCAGCAGGACAACATTCGATATCTTGGATCGCAGATGGAGTTCACATGGGCCGA